GTCCACAATAACGACAGCATCAACCCAAGCCACAACCCCAGAAGCGCCACCACTAGAAAGAAGTTGCCCGCTTGTTCCGTAATTCGCTCCGGCAATACCAATCTGCCCCGCTGGGCCAACCCTTATGCGCTCGGTGCCTTCAGTTGTGATTTTAAAGTGACCGTCTGACCCTGTATCGACAACCTCAGCCTCTGTATTGCCTTCAGAAATTTTGTCGCCAGCACCGGCAGATCCAGAGGATGCAGCAGTGATCCGCCCCTGTGCATCAACAGTGATGCTGCTCAGGGTGTAGCTGCCAGGAGTTACAGCAGTATCAGCAAGCTTTGCAGCCGTCACTGCATCATCAGCAATCTCAGCGGTGCTTATCGACCCCGACGCAGCAGCCGTAATGCGACCTTGAGCATCAATGGTGATGTCTGCAGCGGTGTAACTGCCAGCCGTTACCGCTGTGTCTGCCAACTTGGCAGCAGTTACAGCATCATCTGCAATCTCAGCAGTTCCAATCGTTCCAGATGCTGCAGCCGTAATGCGACCCTGAGCGTCAACCGTAATGTCTGCTGCCGTATAGCTTCCGGCAGTGACTGCGGTATCCGCGAGCTTGGCAGCTGTTACAGCATCATCTGCGATGTAGGCAGTCGCAATCTGCGTGCCGTTCCAAGTCCCGCTTGTAATCGTGCCAACGCTGGTCAGGCTTGAGGTGACAACAGCACTGCCCAGGCTGGTCGCATCAAGAACCTTGGTCCCTGCAATGCGAAACTCTTTGCCGCTTGCAATGTTGATGTGTTCGCTAAAGGTCCACGCATCTGTTGAATTAACCCAGTTAATGGTTTTGTCTGTCGCACCTTTGAGCGTGATGCCACCACCGTCAGCCGTTGTGTCACTTGGCGTTGAAACGCTACCAAGCTCAATGTTTTTATCATCAACTGTCAGCGTTGTGCTGTTGATTGTTGTCGTTGTGCCATTGACGGTCAGATCACCAGCAATGGTGATGTTGGTGTCGAGCTTGGCTGAAGTGATCGAACCATCAGCAATTTGGGAAGTGCCAAGCGTTCCTGAAGCTGCAGATGTAATGCGGCCTTGAGCGTCAACCGTAATATCAGCAGCCGTATAGCTTCCAGCTGTTACCGCTGTGTTATCAAGATTCAGCGTAATTGTTCCGCTGGTTGTAATTGGGCCACCAGTGGAGCTAAGACCAGTCCCGCCAGCAACAGCAACGCTGCTCACGGAGCCGACTGTGCCTGAAGCCGCTGCCGTAAGGCGGCCTTGAGCATCAACAGTGATGTTTGCCGCCGTGTATGAGCCGGCCGTGACGCTTGTATGCGCCAACTTGTCTGCCGTTATCGCATCGTTTGCAATGTCTGCGGTCGCCAGCGGATACCCAGAAATTGAAAAACCTGGGTAGTAAGTCAGCGAGTTCCACGCTGTGGAACCATCCCCTAGCTTTGCCTTTTTCGTATCCGTCTCAAAACCAAGCTCACCGCTAAGCAGCACTGGATTGGCGGAAGTCCAACCAGAAGCGGTGTCGCGCCGCTGCTGCATCTGTACGTTGACAGTAGTGGCAGCCATTAGCTTTGCGCCGCGTCTAGAATGAGTGTAGCGGTGGCACTATCGGTTCCGTTCAAAATAAACGGAGAAGTTCCGCTAAACACAAATTCATTAAATGTCTGTTCGGCCGGCAAAGTTGCAGGCCCGCCATCAAGAATGAGCCGCAGCAAGACACCCTGCACTGCCTGCAGCGTTACTGTCATGTTGAAATAAACGCCGAAATGCTCTTCCTGCGGCGTGTCAACGTAGCGGTAGAGGCTTGAAGAATTCGTAACCCCTACGCTTCCAAGAACTGCAACAGGCACCCCAAAACTGTCAGCAGTGCCTTGACTTTGGATGTAATGGTTCCTAATTAGATCAACAGAGGTTTGCTGTAAATGCAAATACTCAAGCGTGAAAACTTGGCGATTTACATAGTCATTGTTTTTAAATCGAATTGGCCCAACACCAAAGGCAGTATATTCACTGACTTGCGGCAAGCCATGGTCAAAAGAGATTGAGTCTGGGTAAACAGTCGGGAAAGAAGCCATCGTTAAATGTCGTATGGGGCCACCAACTCAAGCTGCACTGAAACCTCCACCCGGCCTGACGTGAATGTCACTTCCGGCGGACCTCCATAAATCCACTGATAATTTGCAGGAAAACTGAACCCGCCCCCATCTGTGATCACAGACGGCAAGTCAAAAGGCTGGAACCTGTGATGCACAGCGTAGTGGTTGAAAATTGTTTTTTGGAGGACTGCGGTTGAACTGACAAAGGTCAAAGACAACAGATAATTTGTGGCCGCATTGTTTCTTCTGACTGCAATCTGATCACCAGAAAGCACAGTTGTGCGGTAAACAGCAAACGCGCCTGGCGTGTATGTCCTGGTTTCAGGAGTTAGCGAAGGAAAATCAGCCATAATTAACTAGCGCATCCAACAGAATAATTCCAAGCCGTGCCAGTAGTTGGCGCGTAAACAGTAACGGTAATGTACTGATTTGCGCTTGTTTTTGCTACTGAAACGCTCACGTTTGTCCCGCTTACAAATCCAGTGTCATAGGTTGCCGCGCCTGAAATAACAAAACGATCTTGGATTGTGTAAGCAGTCCAAGTGAAATTAAATGACGCTGGATAGGCTGTGCCAACATTTATCACCTTGGTAAAGGTGCCTTGACCGCCCGCTTGACCTCCTCCAGGACAATCAATAATTTCATCAAATACATCAACTTCATCAGACTTAATGCAAGTGCCATAACCGCCAGGAGCGGCCGGATCAGGGCAGCACCCTTCGGCATAAACCCTCACGCCCTCTTGCTGCAACGCCTGAGTAACGCTTAGGGTCGCGCCAACGCCTGAGCCGATAAGCGTGACTTCACCAGTATTGATGTTGATTTTGTACCACTTGATTATTGCCCCAGGGCAGCCAGGCGAATAAGTCAACGTATCCCCAAGCCCTGGCGTGCCGGTGTATCCCTGAATCTGAGTATTGCTTGAATCGCTGCCGTCGAGTGTCTCGTCAAGCGGATCCTCAGGGTTTTGCGGTCCTTCCGGGTACGGGCTATCAACGTCATCCGGGCCAGGCTGATTGATGTCAATTTCAGTGTCACTTTCAGGCGGCTGATTATTGCCACCACCGCCTGAAGATGAACCGATATTTGAGGAATCAGTCGAACTGTTTTCATCGCAATCGAATGTAGTTCTTCCTACGTCAATAATGTTTCCAGCACCACTAGCCGCAGCAACTTCGCGCGCAACGATGCTACGCCCCTGCGTGTCAATCGGAAAATGCGTTAAGTCATAAACAATCGTGCTAGCAAATGCTTTTTCAATCCTGTTGATTTCATAGAGCTTGTCATGGTATTCAACCTCGCCCTCACTTGTTTCACGGCGCAAGCGAACACGGACAAGATCGCCAACAACCAAAGAAGCGTTATAGCTGCGCTCACGTACTGTTAGCCGCAAATGATGCGTGATGAACTTGCGCTGCGCCAAACGAAACGCCCCAACCTTTACTGCATGGTCCTCATTTGTGCAGTAATTACTCATGTCAATACTTACAAACGGGCCATCGGTGGCCTCGTTCGCATATTTAACCTGAACAGTGCGAACAAGCCCGAAGTTTGCTTCTGGCTGTTGTCTCCAATGAACAACAAAACAGACTGGCTCACGGTCCTCAAGACTTATGTATGAAAGTTCAAAACCACCATCAACAACGTGCTCTTCTGTAAACGTGAACTCAGGCGTTACCTGTGTTGTTTTGATTGTGTGATCTGTGTTGTAGGGCAAACGCGGTAACAGGCCAAACTTGCCGCCAGAATTTGAAACACGCAGCAAAAAATTAACAGACGTTGACTGTAACCAGTCCAGCAAGTTTTGGCTCTTTTTTAGCTCGCCATTAAAAAGAAATCCATTTGCGTCTGTAAATTTTGCTGCTGTCGTCAGCGCAGTATTATCGATTAAGTCATCAGCTAGGCGGTTATTGCTCTGAAATAAATACTTGACAAGGTCAACATAATTGTCAGATTCGCCGGTGACGCCATCAACCAGACGCGTTACCTGCAAACCGTTTCTGACAAAAACATTGATGGTTTTTCCTATGTCTTCGGAATCAGCGTCATCTAAGTCATATTCAAAGCTCAAGGTTGTCAACCCGGCGTATGTACCAGACGTGCCACAAAAAACGGGGAGCCCGTACTCTTTGTGTTTTATACTGTAGATTATATTGCTTTGCCCTTTATAATATGTATTCTTGGGATATTTAATTGATTCGCCTTGGTTTAAATTGCTAACATTGAAAACATAATATCCCTGCGCATTGGGAGTGGCGGTGTAGGTGTGATAGTTATCAATATTATTGCCTGGGTTCCATGTTCCAGCCCTGCCGTTATATTTTTGATTAAACGTGCCGCGTCTGCAACTTCCGTAAAATATGTCTCTGACTTGTAGTTGCGCCATATTCCCCTCCCCTAAAACCAAAAGATATTTAAGCTCAAGCCTTTCAATGGGAAAGCCAAAGACAGTTGAGCCACCATCTGTTGAGTATGTATTCTCAACAATCGAGTTGGAAAAATAAGCCTCAGTCGTTTTTGGCTGCAGCATCACGCCGCCGTTTCCGTTCCTAAATCGACAAAAAAGAATTGGGATTGGCTCTCCAGTTTTTAGCGCTTCCTGCTTTTTCTCTAAATCAGGGTTGCCAGCCGCTGCCTCTACCTGCAGCTCATTAACGCTCAAGCCGGTCTGTGCCGACAGCAAAAACAAAGGATCTTGAACGCGAATGCTCATAGCTGGATTGGGACCCCTACCAAGCGATTAGACGCTGTGCGGCTTGGAATCTGTGCGCCGACTGGTGCAATCGTAGAGCCAAGCGACACTGACAGCTCAGTGAGTGAGCCATTCATGCTGGAAACGTAGCCTAAAAAACTTCCAATCACTGTTTGACTGGACTGAGGCGAGCTAACCCCTAAACGTGAGTCAAATTCATAGGTTTTTAACTCGCAAAGATGCTTAGAGGTAAACGCTGTTTGGAATGCAGAAATTGCTAAAGAAGTAGCAGGCAAAACCAATTCAACCGTTTGCTCTCCAATGGCGGAGCTTTCACCAATGCCGCCCCAAGTAAAAGGGAAAAACCTATAAGACTTTGAAGAGACCGTAACTGTCTGGTTTACATAAAAATTTTGCCACAGATGATGATCAGAACCCCCTGAGGTGTAAATGCGCAAGAACTGGGATTGTGCTCTGTTGCTGCTCATTAGCTGATCCCCGTAAAGCGACGTGAGCCATAGCTGCGCCCGCCTCTTGTCACTGCAGACGCAACGTCACGAATGCCAGCCTCAAACTGAGCCATAGTGACGTAGTTTGTGCCGCCCTGCTGCATTACTGGCCCTGTCGTAATGTTCACAGGCCCAACATAACCGCCTTCTGCATAAGCAGGAATAGCCCCAGGGCCACGAACACCAGCAAGAATGTTTCGCGCAAATCCCTGCGCTTTGCCAGCTGGCACGATGTATTCGGGCCCAGCCTCGCCAACAACTGCCAACTGAGCCCCGTTGACCATCCCGCCTTTTGCAAACTGAGGAATTTGCACGTTTGGAATTGACGGAATAGCAGGAATGCCAACCTTGCTTGAGATGTTGTTTACGCCTTGAATTAGTGCGTTAATTTTGTTAATTGCTGCGTTAATTGCCTTGCCAACAAAGCCAAGAACGTTGTTGATGATGCCTTTAATGAAGCCAACAACAGCCTCAAAAGGCGCCCGCATTGCTGCACCAATAGCCGAAAAAACATCCTTAAACGGCTGCAGCAAGCCAGCCAAAAATTCACCGATTTGATCTCTAAACGCAAAAATCGCAGCACCAGCACCAACGAGCAACGCAGCCCAGCCCACAGGGCCAGTGAACACGCCGGCAATGATTGGCAGCAGCCCACTCAAAGCACCGCCAACAGCAGTGACGGCCGGGACAATAGCCGCAAGCATTGCCCCAATTTTTAACGATGCGAGCGCACCAAATGCAGCACTGACAATAGGAATAACTGGGCTGAGAATAAGCATTGCAGCACCTAACGCCGTCACTGCCGCGACAATGCTCTGCAAAGGCCCTGGCAAAGCGCTAAATGCGTTCAGCGCACCCTCAAGAATGCCGACCAATGACTGCAGAGCCGGCAAAAGGGCCTCAGTCAATCGCAAACCTAGGTCCCCTAGTTTTTCTTGCATATTTTCAAGCCGATCATTGAACGCCGCAGCTTTATCAGCAAATTCCTGAGTCAGAGCGGTGCCCATGTTGCGCACAGCGTCACCGCCACTATTGAGCAACGGAATCAACTCTGAACCAATACGGGTTCCAAACACAGCGGACGCCAGGGCAGCTTTCTCTGAGCCATCTGCCATGGTGCTAAACCGATCTGAGATGTCGAGCATCACCGAGTCAGCACTGCGCAAGCTGCCATCAGCATTTTTTACAGAGACGCCTAGTCGCTCAAACGCTTCAAATGCCGGGCCTTTGCCTTTTTGCGCGGCCATATCCATATTTTTTGTCAGAGCCGGGAACGCACGCTCAAGGCTTTGAATGCTCGTGTCGCTCAGCTCTGCAACCTTCCGGAATTTGTCTAACGTCGGCGCTGCAATGCCTGTTCGCTGCGACAGCTTTGACATTGAATCAGCAGCGTCGAGATTGCTTTTGGCAAATGCTGCAATCCCTGCCACCCCTAAAGCCGGCGCCAAAGTGCGCAACGCACCGAGCGCGCCAGAAGCCGCCCCGCGCAAACGGCCCATTGCCGTTGTTGCTTTGTTTGTCTGCCCGGTGACCCTGCCTAAGCCTTTCTCTAGTCCGCCAATCTGACTTTGACCAACAACATTCGCCTTAATAGTCAGCGCGGTGGTCATGTCCATAGCCATGGCTATTTCTCGCGCTGATTCAGTGTCTCAACCACTGTAGCTTCGATGATCTGCAAATCATCGAGCATCTTGCGCGGCTCCTCGACCGCATACAACTCAAACAACCAACGCACTGCGCCGTAATCAAGACCGACGATCGCACCAGTGCTTACGCGCCATTGGGTCTGCAGCTTCAGGAACATACAAACAGCAGGCCACGCCGCTGGGATCACCTCGAAATCCTCAACGCGCTTTGTATCTGGCATCTCAAGGCCAAACAGCTTTGCGTCTTCTCCTGTCTCGTCGATCTCTACGCCGCCAGCCCAATACTTAGCGGCCCCGATTAGTTTCCCCGCTTTTCCTCCACAAGCGAGTTGAAATATGCCTCGATGAGAGTGCCGGCCATCATTGGCAGCTCTAGCAGCTGTTCTTTAGTGCGGCGCGTAAACGGCAACGGTTCACCGTCACCATCAACGATGCCCTCCCAGCCGACAACAACCTCATCAGCAATGCTCACATCTGAGATGTTGACTTCAACGCCATCAATGCGTTGCTGGACTAGCTCTTGAATCTCAGTAATTCGAGACTGAGGCAGACGCTTGAACTCTGCCTCAAACTCTTGCTTTTCTCGCCGTCCCCCTGAGACAGGCAGCCTATAAACAATCGGCCAGCTGTAGGAATCAGAGTCCTTAAGGACAAGCGCCATTAGGTGAAAGCCAAACTGAAATCATTATTGCCCGCTGATGTTGGCGTGGCAATGTACGGCAAAGTTAGCATCTGAATCCCGTCCTGATCGCTGTAAGCAGGACCACCAAGGTCAATTTGTGCAGCAGTAAATGTGGCAATGTTGCCGGCACTGCTGCCGTGCTGGAAGGTCAGGTTTCCAGTGCTGCTGCCAGTTGCAGCCGTGAAAAAGTCCTTAGTTGCAATGCTGACGGCTTCAATCACGCATTCACCAGAAGGCGCGCGATCGACAACCTCAACGCCTTTTGTGCCACCGACCAGCTCGCGATAAATCACCTCATTAGCCAGCTCAAAGCTCAGCGACTGCAGCGCACCGCTGTAACTGAACACTGAGAAGCTTGAGGTGTTGCCGTTTTTGAATACCAGTGGGGCCGCTTGGTTGGAATAAGTCGGGCCGCTAATCGCAACGTCAGAAGGTGCCGAATAGATGCCGGTCATCTCGAAAGAGATGAACGGAATTTGACCGACCTCGCAATTCAGGCTGAAAGTGCCACGGCAGCCAGTGGCCTTATGCAGCACGCCATCATTGTTGAAATAAATAGTGACGGATGAAGGCGTGGCGTCACTGTTCGGCGCGTAGGTAACGCTCGTGTTAGCCACCACCGTCTCAGTGCAACGGCAAGCCTCAAGCAACGGGCCATAAGCCGGAGCCGTGCCAGCAGTGCCAGAACCTGCCAGCTCAACCTCAAAGTTGATCAAGACTCGCTCAGAAGCCAATAGCTGATCAGCCTGCCCCAAAAAAGGACGAACAAGCTCACGGTTTACAGTTTCAACCTCAAGAGGTGTCACCTCAACATTCCGAACCAAGATGGCATTGCTTGATTCGGTCGGTGTTGGATCTGTTGCGTACGTCGCTTCAGTTTCGGCCAGAATCAGCCGCTTTCTAGACAGCAGGGGCATGACTCCGCCGGCAGGTTTCCTAAGTCGATCTTAGCAAGGTCAACCAGAGCTGAGATCTGTTAAAAGCGTCCGGTATTTGACAACAAAGTTCATCCCAATTACACCGGCTGGCTGATCAGCATCAATCTGCTCAAAGCTCACCGAGCCAGGCTCAACGTCGATCGCATAACCACCTGCCGTCAGGTCATTCATCATCTTGCTGTGTACGTCTTCAACGATCGGATCAGCCGCGTTGTCTGGCACAGCAGAACGAACAATGATCGACACACGAACGCCCAGGCTCCAATCCAAACGGTCAAGCCTCAGGCTGTACTCAGGCGTGTCACCCGTTGGTTCAATCACAATCGCTGGCGATTCGCCGCGACTCAACGGGACAACACGGCTGCGATAGATGCGCGTTCCAACCTGCACCGTGCCAGCAAGGCCTGAGGCAATATCAGCAAGGATTGATTCGCGCTTTGTCGTCATGTCTTCTGTAGCGTGATTTCACAGAGCAGCCCGTCACCTAACAGGCGTGTCTCCCTCACGGTGTAATTCACTGAATCAACAGTGATCGCATCATCTGCCGTCAGTGTTCCAAATTCAGAAGCCTTAGCCGTGATCTGATAATCCGTAGATAGGACCATGCCACCGGCTAAGACTTGATCAGGCTGATCAAACAAGACCTTTCCCGTCGTTGCACCTGCTGTTGCAGACACGCCGAAAGGATTGTCAAAGAAGACATCTAGGTCATTGCTTAGAAAATCAGCTAGCGCCATCAGCCTTAGGTTTGCGGGTGCGTTTTGGCTTGGCCTCCTCGGCCTTTGCTTCAACAGCTTTGCCCATGCCAATCAGCAGGGCGCCGTCTTTGTCTGAAACGTCATAAGTCTGGCCGGCCTCAAGGGCCTTGCCAGATGCCATGACGCCTCTTGTGCAGGTGATTTTCATAAGAAAAAAAGGGGCCGTTTCCGGCCCCCTCCCCGTTATCAAGCGGTGGTGATGTCTTCGATGCTTGCGAAGGACTGAGCGTGCCTGACAGCAACATCGAATGAGATGATGCCGCGGACGGAGCTGAGAGCCTTGGCGAAGTCGTCGGAATCTTCACCCACAACGATCTCAAGACCGTTGCCGTAGAAACCAACCATTGCCTGACTGAAGTCACCAGCAACCAGAGCCGAGCAAACGCTGGAGCTAGAGCCTTTCGTCAGGTTGGAAGGAATCGCGTTGGTGGTAGCGATCGGGTAGCCGTTCAGGGTCAGCGGAGTGGGGCCGCGACCGATGGCCTGCAGGTCAGAGTTGAACAGGAAAGAACCGTCAGTGGCGGAAGAACCACCAGCGCGCAGTTTCTTCAGTCCAGCAACAACCTTGGCGTTGGTGACATACGCCATAGCGTTGCCCACCAAGGCGTTGTCTTGCAGGATCTCAGTCTCAAGATCCACCACCTTCTCCATGGTCAGCGCACCACCGTTGGTGCCCATGGCGACGGAGCCGATGCCCGACACGTTGCGGATGCCGGTGGGCTGACCTGAGGAACCGGAACCGTTGATGATGGCGGAATCCAGAGCGGCCAGGATGCCGTCGGTCAGGTCGGTGCGCACCAGGCTCTCAATGCCAGGGGTGGCCTGGATCAGAGTTTGGCGGCTGTACTTAGACAGTGCTGCCAGGTTCTTAGGTGACATCGTCACCTGATCAAACGTGGACTCAGACTGCGTGATGGCAGTGGTCTCACTGCTCAGGTAGTAGGTGGAAGCAACACCGGAGCGGCGGGGAATTGCCACATCACCGACAAGACCGGTCATGCTGCGAACGCCAAGACCCAT